CACAACTTTGATGCGGTCAACATAATATTCATGAGTTTATATCATGTATTTATGCGTTTATATCATGTATTTATGAGTTTATATCATGTATGTATGTATGTATGTATGTATGTATGTTATATACATACATACCCCCCCCCGGCACCCCCCCATGGGTGTGTTTTGTAAAGTCCTTACAAAGAGGTTTACAAGCCTTACAATCTATATAAATGTGAGTTAGTGGGAATATGTGTGTATATTTATCTGGGGGGGTGGGGTACTTAGCCTTTTTTTTTTTTTTTTTTTTTTAAACTACTAACAGCCCAAAGATAACACACCATTCACTTGATAACTATATAGATTGTAAGGCTTGTAAACATCTGCTTTACAACATTTACAAAACACACCCCCGGCACCGTGCCGAGCCCCCGTATGTATGTATATAACATACATACATACATACATACATACATACATACATACGGGGTTGACCACTAACACGCCCCGTGTTACAATGTGATGTTGTTCAGACAGGAACAAAACAGGTGAGATCATGTTCTACACTTCACGTCTTCGCAGAACACACCTCCGTACAATTCCACTCACAGCAGGAGTAAGGAGTTATCAATATGATTAATCTAACTAATAGAGAGCGTGAGAAGTTCTCAGAGTACCTTATCCAGGAGGCTGAGACAACCAACCTGCTGATTAAAGAGGCTAAGGTGCTGCCAGGTGAGCCGATAAAAGAACTATTGGCGAAGCTGGACAGGACTGCCCTTGCAATGAGAATTGTGGCGACATACCTGGAAGACGGCGGCGTCTAAACCAAACAAAATATAAGGAGTTATCAAGATGAGTGAAACAACAATGGTCCGTTACTTCTGTGATGGTGAGAAGACAGGGAGGTTTGGCCTCACTGAACTCCTCCTCAACATTGGAGATGTTAATGGGAGGCTAAACCATCACACCTCTGATGAGATCATACAGATTATAACAGAGGAGCAGGGATGGTTCTTCGGGTTCCATGATAATGGACACTATGTTATCATTGCAGAAGATTTGTGGGACAGGCTAAGCCCTCGCCTCGATCCACTTGACTCTAGTGAAATGGATCGGCACTTCTCACACCTCTTACGTGATGTGTCATTCTCGTGTGAGATCATTAAAGAGGTGATGGAAATCTTCCACCAGCATGAAGCATTTCCAGACGAAAGTCTGGACATCGTTGCTGACCTCGGCGTGGTTGTTGAGAAGTTTAATGCTCACATTAAGGGGAACATGGGATAATGTTCAAAAACAATAGGGTCTGGCAGGCTATGGATTGATCCTCAGCATTAATCGTATGGGAGACAACGCACCAGCTAATGCCGACATCACTTACATTCAGAAGAACATCCGATGGCTGAATGTGGATGACTTCAAATCGGCTGCTAGGGAAGGTCAGTTCGATACCGTTATATCCTCGATGTCTCCAGGAGGAGATGTGACTTCAACTCGCATTCCATTCAGAAAGGGTTAGAACCTTGGCTAAATTCGGATACCACAAGCAGACAGTGACACCTGAGGGTGTTGCTTACATCAATGAGCGATATAAGGATTACATCAGGGGGCTCGCGAACAAGATGGCGACTGCTGATAAGAATGACCCCTTCACTAAAGCGAGAGTTATCTCTCACTTCAAGAGTGGGGTGGCTAATGAAATCGATGGTGACTACCAGTGCGACTTCAAGGCGGTGCATGAGTACAATGACATCAGCAAGAAAAAGATCAGGGTCATCAGGCCTATCAATGTGAGGCTGATCTGACTCCCACGAGGTGGGAATCATTAACAAAATGACTCCCACGAGGTGGGAATCATTAACAAGGACATAACAAGAGGTGGAGGTGGGAATCATTAACAACGCCAAGCCGCAGGGGATGGGGTTTCTCCGCTACACGCCAGAGGACATGACAGTAAAGGAGGCAAGGGAACTGCTAGTTCATCAGGGATACTTTGATTACGTAAAGGGCAGGGTGATGAAGGTTAACCTGATGAAAGACAAGCTAGACACCACCCTTTATAACAGAGACAACGGATATAAGTCAGCGGAAAGAGTGTTGGAAGCACTTGTTAAATAAAGCAAAGATCCGTTCAAATTTTGAACGTTACTGGGAACATCGTTCCCCTTTTAAACATTTAAACAGCTGAGTTGCAATGAGGAAATGAGTAATGCCCTACCGTCCAACCTTCGGACTTGGTGCAGAAGTTCAAGTTCAAAAGCATGGAGTTGGTAAGGTCACGGCGAAGTTAGACGGAGGGAGACTTCTTCGAGTGACGTTCTCTGATGGGTCACAAGTTGATGTGCCTGCATCTGTGGTGATGATGAAAGGGCAGAAATTCTTAAAGGTACTTAATAAGAGGCTGTCATAATGGACCGAACATTCAGTGAGGTTATTTCTCTAGCCGATTCTAGTAACGTAAAAGCGCTAAAAATGTGGAGTCTAATGTTGTACAATATCTTCCCAGTTGGCTCCTGGAGGTCAAAGGAAGCAATGCAGGCCTGGCACACCCAGGGCGGAACTAAAGGACATACACTCCCTTATTTAGATAGGTATGCACCATGACCATTAAGCCCCTAATAACCATCCTAAAAGAAGAAGAAGAACTCGAGGAATTCCTTTCTGTCCTCAATGAGGAAATCGAGGGAGTTGAGCAGCATCTTGACACTCTGAAAGATAAGAGAAAAGCAGTAGTAGCCGAGCTGAAGGAGTTAGAAGGTGAAGAGTAACCTTAATATAAAACTAACTCTCGAAATGGCAACTGACATAAAAACTCGTATATGGTTCTGTCAGAAACAAACAGAAATAGCTGCTATTTACGATGTCAGTCAAACAACTATCAGCAGGATAGTTCATGGAGAGCAGTGGAAAGATGCGCCTTGGCCATCTGGACAGATTGGAGCGCTCCCAGCTGATAGGATTAATGAAATAAGAACATCACTGATTATAACTGGCGGTGATAGCATAGGAGTTGATATTGAGAGGGTTATTAGTCAGTATAGGGATAAGGTGGAAGAGAGAGAGGCAGAGATTGAGAGTATTAGAGATGATATCGAAGAAGAGGACGACGACGACCTAGCAAATGCTGTAATTGTTAAACAGGAGTAAGAGAAATGAGTACCGATCTAGTAAGACGTTCATCACTCTGCCACGACAGCACGATCTCTCTACTCGGGGGTCTAAAAGAGGTAATCAATGATGACAACTCACTATTCGCTTTAGTGAAGAGTAGGATGCTGGGATCATCCTTAACTGGGCGCATCGACGCTCAGATCTTGCAGATCAGAACAACGAGGGATGAACTAACAGAGGCGATGGAAAATGAGTAAAGACAACGGAGGCGACATAAGTCCGAACGTAGATAAGAGATACAAGACTGAGGCCTCAATGCTATCGAACCGCCTCGCTGAAGAGCTAAGAAATAAGGCTGTGACGTGGAACATAGCGGTCGGACAAAACAACTGCGCCGTGCTATTAGAAGCAGTGATAGCAAAGGTGATAGTAAGTATATCGTTAGGGTGTTCTGATCCAATTAGATTTATACTGGACGTTCATGCAAACTCTATAGTTAACTGCAGCATTATGATGCAGGACATTACAGTCAAGCGTGTGTTAAAAGCTTATATTGAGGAGGAGCCGAAATGATTGACAAGATAAGCACGGTAGAAGTAATTCAAGATGTGGCAACAGGAAAGCACTTCACCCTTATAAGGGTATATACAAGGATAAATGATAGTCACAACTTCACAGTGACAGAGCCTCACTTACACGGACCCTTTGACAACTTGATGGATGCAATGATTAACAAGTATGAGACAGAGGAGTCCTGGTCGAAAAACTATGAAGTCAAACATTAAACTGGATGAAGGAGCCAGAAAATGAAGGATGACATCATATCAGTGTTACGTATAATTCAGTACACTGGCCCAAGGGAGTGGGTTGAAAGGACCATCTCACGCTCTATAAAAGGCACTAAGGACATGAGTTTCGGCCGCACAATAAAGGCAGCCACCCTAGGTGAGTTTCCAGATATCCTGGTAAGGGCGATCGAAAGGGAGGAGAAGGACAAATGACCAACTTCACAACTGAACAGCAAGCGTTCATCAAGGAAGTATCAACAGGAGATCAGGGGATTGACCTAACAGCAGTTGCGGGAAGTGGCAAGACAACCACAATGATTGAGGCCGCTAGCAAACTCGCTGAGGACAAACCCTTCACTAAGGTAGCTGCAGTTGCATTTAACAAGAAAATTGCTGATGAATTGTCAGTAAGAATGGACGCAGGCGTCACCTGTAAGACCATGAACGCTATCGGGCATGGCGCCTGGGGACGACGACTGCAAGGCAAAAGCTTAAACCTCAATACCAAAAAGTTCTGGGATGCTCTCGCTAATACTGAAGGGAAAGATTATCGCTTAGAGGAGGAAATTGAGGACCTCCCGAAGCTGGTGAGCCTTGCAAAGATGAACTGCTTCCTTCCTTCTGAAGGACCAGAGGCCAGTTACGGGGCTAATCCTTCTAAAGAAGATTGGGAAACTATCATTGACCATTTCGACCTCTGTATCGAAGACGAAAGTATCAACTACGCAATCAACATGGCTAATGAAAACCTAGTTGAGCAGATCGATATGGGTTTCGCAGGAGAGATTGACTTCAACGACCAGTTATATATGAGTGTCTGCTTTGGAGGCATCTTCCCTAAGTTCGACAGAGTTATGATTGATGAGGCACAGGATATCAGTGGAATTCAGAGAAAGATGTTGTCAGAGATGCTTTCTAAAAATGGCCTGCTGCACGCGATAGGTGACCCTAATCAAGCAATCTATGGCTTCAGAGGAGCGGCACATGACAGTATGGACTTATTAAAGGATGAGTTTGACACAGACACAATGCACCTCACTTACTCATTCAGGTGCGGCTCGAAAATAATAGAAATCGCCAAAAGATACGTGCCTCAAATAAAGCCTGGTCCTGACGCTCACACTGGGTCAGTAAATTACATTAGCAAAGATTTCAGTCTGACGAGTATGAAGCCAGGTGACGTTGTTGTCTGTCGTAATACTCGCCCCCTTGTAAGCCTCGCGTTCAAGATGATAAGAAGAGACATACCGTGTTATGTTCTCGGCCGCGACATCGGCAGTAACCTGATTGGTCTAATCAGGCAGGTGAAAGCACACGACCTAGATAGTCTGCTAGAGAACATGAATGATTGGAGACGAGACAAGATTGCAAAATATCGACGCCTTGGAAAGGATGAGATGATTGAAGCAGTTAATGATCGGGCCGAAACACTTATAGCAATCGTTGAGGACCTTGAACCAGGTGAGGATCTAACTGCTCTGAGAGAGAAAATAAAACAGATGTTCTCAGATATGCGGGCGGATACAAATAAACTAATAATCCTCTGCACAATCCATAAAGCAAAGGGCCTCGAATGGGATCACGTTTACTTCCTAGATAGTGACCTGCTCCCCTCAAGGTATGCAAGGCAGAAGTGGCAGCTGCAGCAGGAGGACAACCTCTTTTATGTAGCAGTTACAAGAGCAATCAATGAGCTGACATTCATCAACAGCAAGGGGATTAAGTGATGTTCAGTATGGAGAAGATACTTTGGGAACTCTACAATCAGCAGCACGACGGAAGGGAAGCAATCCTCGCTATACTCAACCCTGTCAACCTCTCTGACAGCGACAAGCAGGAAGTAGTCGACTACATACAGGAAGGATTTTTATCTCGCTTCTTTATTCGGATGAAAATCACTGAACTTTTACAAGCCTCAGGAGCTATTATTCCTAGTGTTGTAGTCCCATTAGGATGGCAAGATATAATAAAATCAAGTTCTGATAAGTGGAAGGTGTCGCAATGTTAATAGTGTATGGGTGCGACTGCACCTGGTGGGGCTCCATTGACAAGGCAGCTAGAACTGAACCTCTAAGTCCAACGGATTATCAGCTACCATGCTGTCCACACTGTGGATGCTTACTGTTCCAGATAGAGGAGGATGATTGGTGGAATTTAGTTGCTGAACATGCCAAAGAGGATGAGGATTATATCCAGTTTATCACGTAGCTTAGAGGAAAATGCTTTAAGAATTTCGGCAAAGCATGGGAAAAGTACCGCGAAACAAAGGAGGAAGCAGAGGCAAACTTAACCTCAGCAATGGCCCTAATAGCGAGCCTACGAATAGACCCAGTCAAAACTATAACGAAGATGTTAGATAAAGATAATGACAAGCGATAAAAAACTACCAACCTTAACATTCGCACTGCTAGTGGTAGCGTTAAACTTGTCGCTGTGGAATATAATAATAAGAGTCATTTTATTAATTGACCACTCCCTGTGACAGTGTATAATGAACAATGAAACAGAGCAAAACCAAATGGCAAATCAAGGAGAAAATGATGCCAGCAAAAGACGTCTCAGCGAAGTACCCGAAGGACAAAACCTCCGTAACTGTCAAGTTCAACATGCCAGACTCAGTTGAGGGTCTAGTAAAGAAGTTCGGCGAGGAAATCGTCCTTGCCCACGCAACCTCCAGCATGACCGTCGCCTTGCAGGGTGGTCTAAGGTCGCAGCTGAAGGAGAAGAAGAAGCCCGCCGAAATTCAGGCGTGGGCCGGCGAATGGAAGCCGGGAATGCGTACTCCTGGTAAGAGCTTCGTCGAGAAGTTCAAGGAGAAGGTGCCCAACATGACGCCTGAGCAGAGGAAAGAGCTTCTCAAAACCCTGCAGGAGGCAAACAAGTAGACCTCCCCTGTAGACCAACTCAGAGGATGGGGCTAGAAAAAAGTAACGGCCTCATCCTCCTTTTATCAATTTAAAACATCAAAGGACGAAACAAATGAATACATTAAAAGAGCTAGAGAACCGAGTCAGAATGCTCCAGGGAGACATAATTAAGAACAACCTGGATGTATTGCTAAACTTCCAAATTTTCGTATACTCAACTCACAAAGTTCCTACTGAGTACACCTTCACAATTTACAATGTTCCAGGCGACATCGATTATTCTGATACATCAACATCTCTCAGCGCAGCATTTGAGAGAGCAAAGGCTTTCCTTGAAAATCTAAAGAGTAAAAAGAATGGATGAGAGAAAGAATAAGGTATTCATAACTAACAAGGGCGGCCACGACTACTCGAATGCTGCTCGTTATGGAGAACTTATTTATGTGACAGAGGGAACAGTTGGTCGCTTTGCCACTAGTAATATTTATAGAGCATTTATTGAAGCGATGAGAGATAGCACGAAAGACGATTACATGTTAGTTACCAGTATGAACACCCTAAATGCAATCGGAGCGGCTGTGTTCGCTAGAAAGCATGGCGTTCTAAACCTTTTACTGTTTAAGGATGGAGAGTATATTGCAAGAAAGATTGATATTGATAGTTTGTTAACATTTGAGGCTGAGGGGCCATGATGCTGATTGAAGATGACGGTGCATTTATGACCCTGCAGGAGTTCGATAATCTGCTAGAGTACTCCTGTTCAATGCCAACCGGAACGATCACGGGTAAGATATGGAAGAGAGCGGAGCCATATCGGGAACCTCACGACCGTTGGCTGCTAGGGCAGTATATAGATGTCGCCGATCCGAAGAAAATCGGGATCAAATGGAGAGAAATATTCATTATCACCCCCTTGGAACGGGTCGCAATAGAATGAGAACTGCACCAAACCCACAAAACTTGAAGGTGAGGCAGAAAGGTGTACTGATAACATACAAGGGAATATCAATGACTGCTGCTCACTGGGCAGATCATAAAGGGATAAAAAGAACAACACTCCAAATGCGCTTAAGTCGAGGGATGTCAGTACATGAGGCCTTAACAAGGCCGGTCTTTAAAAATGGGAGAATTTTAATAGAAAGCCCAATAAGAAGTTGGTACGACTCTGTACCAAAGAAAACTGAGGGATTTCACCCAGTTGTAACTGCTATTTATAGGGAGATGAAGCATCAACGCTGTACTTACAGGATGTTATCGAAGAGATCAGGTGTATCAATATCAGCAATATGTGCTTTAAAAAGGAACGGTCCAGGGTACTTTGTAAATGTAGAGGCGTTGGTAACAACATTAGATTTGGTGATAAAGGTGGTTAGAACACACAGCAAGGAGGATGTATAATGACTAAATTATACGACAACACCCGAGTCTCAACCTACAAAATCTGCCCACGAAAGTACTATTACCGCCACTATCGACATTGGACAGGGACAGGCATCGACCCACCTCTAATATTCGGTAGCTGCTGGCATAGCAGTATGGATGTCGTGTGGAAGGGGATAAAAGAAGGGTATGATAAGGAGACAGTCCATACACTAGCACAAGGTGTATTTGAAGAAGAATGGCTGAAGGCTGGTGCTGTCTTGCAAGACGAAATGTCTGACGATCAGGAGTCTGAGTACAAGTTCCGTCACGAAGGTACGGCATATCACATGCTGGAGAACTACATCGAGAGAAGGTGGGACTTCATAACTGGAGTTGAAGTATTAGAAGTCGAGCGCCCATTTGCTGTACCCCTACACCCAACTGATCAGGAAATGTTGTATGTAGGGAGGCAGGATAAGGTTATAAAATGGGACTCTTATATCTGGGCAGTTGAGCATAAAACGTCCTCATTATACGCGAAATCAGGCTACTTCCGATCAAATTTCCTCGACAGCTTCACTCCTAACAGCCAAATAGATGGCTACCTTCATGCACTAAAAACCGATTACGGGGAAGATGCAAAGGGAGTCCTCGTTGACGGCGCACTTGTTCATAAGACGGAACATGAGGGGTTCCGCTTTATCCCAGTCGAGCAGCAGTTTGAGCAATTAGATGCCTGGCTGTATGAGACTCTTGAGGCGATAGAGAGGATTGAGAGAGACAAGGATTACATGAGCAATAACTTAGTGGAGGGTGAGCCATTCATGTCTGCCTTCCCAAAGGATACAAACTCATGCTTCATGTTCAATAGGCCTTGCCCTTACCTAGGATTTTGCAAGGTGCTTGCAAACCCCGAAAATAGAAGAGAGGTTCCAGATGGGTTTAAGATTGAAAAGTGGGAGCCGTTTAAGGAACTTGCTCTTGAACGTATTGGGGTTGAAGACGAAGACGAAGACAAGGGTTAGCGGCGGACAAAAAACCCTTCATATAATACGCTTACAGCAAGGCACGGCAGAAGACATGCTATGGGCAGAGGCGACAGAATACAATGATGGAAAGGTTACAGTACAACTAATCGGAGCAGTTATGTTCTTCGACGACAGGCACATAATGTTGGACATACTATCTGAAATGCTAACGGGGTGGAGGATAATGATTGTAGACCCAAAACATCATGAGTGAGGGCAGCTTTATAGGCTTTACAATTGGGGCTATATTCCTAATCATCCTTTTAATTATATACATAATCAGGAGGTAAAATAGGTTAAATAAAAATGTTTGACAACTGCAACATGATTGTATAACATTAAACAACAATGTAGCGAGGATGAAAGATGAAAAACGCAGAAGATTATAACATTGCTAATGAAAAATTTTTAGCGGTTGGGTTTGGTGGCGGAGGCAAGTCGTCCGGCTTCCTAACTCTCCCAGGAAAAAAGAAGTTCATGTACATCTTCGATCCCAATACCCTGTCAACTATAAAAGGTCACAATGTTGATTATGAGTTATTCACACCTGACATCCTTGACCTAAATGCAATTACATTGAAGAAGGATGTTAGGGATACGATTGTAAAGGCGCAGGAACCTAGAACGTATATAGATTTTGAGGTGGATTTTGAAGAGAAGTTGAGAACAGGATTCTTTAAAGGATATGATGCTATTGGTTTTGACAGTATGTCCACATTCCAAGATATTGTCATGGACAGAATTATGTACTTAAACGATAGGTTTGGAAAGTGGCCAGAGCAGGCCGACTGGACAGCAACTATGAATACAATTGTTAATGTAATGAGAACGTGGACAAGTATTGAGGACTGTGTATCATATGTAACTGCTCATGTTGAGTTTAAGCAAGAACAAGAAAGCGGCAAAATGCAAAACCTTTTATCGTTTATTGGTAAATTAAAGAATAAGCTACCGCTGCTATTTAGTGAGATAGTATTATGTTATGCTGATAGAGATGCAGAAAACAAAACTCGTTTTTATATCCAGACAAAACCTGACAGACACAATCCCTTTATTAGATGTACAAAGCGAGGTCTCAACACAGTTGAGGACGTGACCATTGAGAACTGGAACAATCCTCAGAAGTATGGGATCGGTAAACTGTTCAGTGAGGAAAAAGATGCTCCTGTAGAAAGTTAGCTAGGTTTGAAGTATTTAATCATAGAAACGAATTAATAGGACACTTCTGTACAAGGTGTGCAGGAACAATGATTAAGAAACTAGAAGTCTATGAGTCAGCAGGAACACAACGAAAGGAAGTGTAACATGCCCTTCATCGAAATGGGTAAAGAGTTTGCGAATGCAAAAGAGCCCGAAGTCGCAGCTAACGGTGAGTACGACCTCACCTGTAAGGACGTAGAGCACATGACGGATGGTGGGAAGAACAGCCTGAGGGTGCAAGTCAAGATCGACGGAAAGAACGATTACGCGCCCATCTTCCACTACATCGGCCTCCCTCACCCGGACGACGCTAAGAAAGATGAGGAGAAGGGTCACGATAAGGGAACTACAAGAAGCACAAAGGCCTTAATGGCGAGACGCTTCTGCCACGCCTTCAACATTCCGATAACACCAGAGGGTTTCGACACCAACGACATAAAAGGTGCCACAGCCAGGCTGCCGCTAACACAGGATACATACCTAGGGAGAAGAAAAAACGTCATCACCCTTCCTTACCTGCCAGCCGACGCCTAAAGAAACGATCAGGGGGACTAGATTTGAAAAACAGTACTAGTCCTCCTGACCGCTCCGCCATATTCAAAGGTTACCATTGCAGCGATGTTAGAGAGGAGGTTGTCAAAGAGTATAGAATAACAATGACAAAACTATTAAAAAGTAGAGGGCTTCCATTTAATGAGGCCAGATACATGGCTGCAGATATAATGAGAGATAATTTAAATCATAGTTTAAGAAGAATAGCGAGGGAATTAAATTTAAAGAACGAGGCAAGTGTATCGTTTGTTTTAAAAAGAGCCAAGGAACTGTTAACTGACAAAGACTTCGCTAAAAAATGGTACAGTATACATGAGAGGCTTCAAAACAGAGTGAGTGAGAGAAATGGAAATACTTAAAAAGTACGCGAAAGGTATCGCTGCTGCTGTCACCCTGCCAGTTGTAACAGCAATTGGGGTGTGGTCAGGCTGGACACCAGAGGTAATCGCAACACAGGCAGGTATTGCAACTGTTGCGGTTGGGACACTGATAAACATGCTACTGGTTGTTATAGTCCCCAACAAAACCTGAAACAGAAAGGAGGCAACATGCTCAGAAGACTAGCTCTAATTCTGATAATTCCGCTAACAATGGGCGGGTGCGAAACGTTAGGCATTAGCTTAAAAACTGATGCTGATAAACTATCACTAGCTCAGGCAACCTTTACAGAGGTTGAACAAGGTATCCTAACCCTCGCATCGCAGGGAAGGATATCTGACGAGGTGATGGTTAATATCCTTGACCCAGCTGTCAAGGTTGTAAGAGTAAGTCTAGCAACAGCAAAGATAATGCTGAAGAACGACAATCCAAGTTCAGGCAACTACATCAAGGCTGCGTTAGGAGCAGTAGATGGACTCGTTGCTATCTTCAATGATTTGAAAAAAGGAGGTTAAATTGGTACTACCCCTAATAGGAGTAGCAGCGGCTACTCAAATCACAACGATCCTGTCGGTTATAACAACGCTCGCATCAGGTGCTGCTGACCTGTACGAGATGTTTAAGGACGAGCTCACCCCTGAAGACAGGGAAGAGATCGAAAGAAACATGTTCAATACCGACAGGAGTTGGGACACTTACATCGCCGATGCTCAAATAAGGCTAGCAGAGAAGGAGCAACCAGAAGAGGTCAGTGATGCTGCTGAACCGCCAACATCGCCTGACGACGATGAAATCCCATTCTAAGTAACCGCGCGCGGAGGCTGAGGGGCCTTGTGTCGCTTACCCTGAGCGACGCCTCCCAGGGTCCCTCAGCTGCGCGATTAAAAGATTGGAAGGACAAAGGTATGATAAGAACCGATGACCTTAAAAATTTAGTTATAATCCCCGTGCTTAAAGCTATGAGGAAGGCAATACCTAATAATGAAAATGTGAATTCAAACTCAGCTGTAAATCTATTACTAGGAACATGTGCTGTTGAAAGCAACATGGGTTATTTCCTAAAACAGATAAAAGGCCCTGCTTTCGGTATATACCAGATAGAGCCTACAACTTATGAGGACATATGGGAAAATTATTTAAGTAGCAGACCAGAATTAATATCTGTTATCCTATACAATAAAGGTGTGGTTCCAGACCTATTAGAGATAGTTGGTAATCTGTATCTCGCAACTTTCATGGCGAGAGTTCATTACATGAGATTTAGAGAGCCACTGCCTAAACCTTATGATGTTAGGGGAATGGCAGAGTACTGGAAAACTTATTATAATACATCAAAGGGTAAGGGAACAGTACAAGGTTTTATAGCTAATTACAGAAAGTATATTGAAAATGAAATCTAAATTGAACTTCTCAGTTCCAGTACAACTGGCTGATAGATTAACAAAGTTAATACCTAGAGGCATGAGGAGTGAGATTTTAAGAATATCACTAACAATGGCTCTCGACTTTGTTGAGAAAGGTAAGAGCCCAGCATTAGGAATGATTTTAAATGAAGATGTTAAATTTGCAATGACTGAAAGCGGCGAAAGATCCGTTCAAAATTTGAACGAGACTAGCAAAATAAAATGAAACTTATAATTGCAGGAGGTAGAGACTTTGAACCGAAGTTAAAACATGTGTTAATGTTAAACAAGTTATACTATGTATTACCAGTGAATATAGTTGTATCAGGTACAGCGAGGGGTGGAGACAGATTTATTAAAGGAGATAGGCTACAGTGCACTTGATATACAAAATCATATGTATGCCACTGGCTATACAGAAGAAGAAACAATTAAATTTATTAAACTAACAAAGGCAAGAGAAGATGCGAAACGAAGATCTGATAATTAGGATTTCAACGATGTCTTATGAGGACGCCTTAAAACTAACAAGAGATATGAGAAATTCTCGGGTTGCATTCGTTGGTATCCAGAAGGATAAGAAGAAGAAAGCGAAGGTTAAGAAGGAAGTTAAGTTAGATCTTAATAAGTTAACAGATAGTGAACGTGAGGAAATGATTAAATTTCTGGAGGCGTCATGACGACTTACAACGGTATGTCTATTGAAGAGATGGGCGAGGTTATAACTAACTGCTATGATAGGCTAGAAATATTCACAGACTGGGAGGTTGATTTTATTGAGAATACAATGAAGAGGTTTGAAACTTACAATGAAAAAACATTCATCTCACAGGTGCAAGCAGATGTTATAATCAGGCTGGCAGACAAACTGGAGGAGCAAGATGCTTCTTAAAGAAATCCCTATAAAGGATATAAAGATCAGAAAGCGTTACAGGGAAGACCTAGGAGACATTGACGAATTAGCTGAGAGTATAAAGTTAAAAGGTCTAATCCAGCCTATCACTGTTAATGAGAAGTTGAGGTTATTAGCGGGTGAGAGACGAGTAAAGGCTGCTAAGATAGCAGGGTTAAAAACAATACCCGCTGTTATAAGGAAGACGGAGGGGGAATTAGATGAGTTAGAGATAGAGTTATTTGAAAACATACATAGGAAGGACAACACCTGGCAAGAGAAGGTTGCACTAACAACTCGAATACATCAGTTAATGGTTAATAAATATGGCGAGGATAGCTGGGGGCAGAGAGGGACAGCACAGTTACTAAATAAAAGCGTTGGAAGTATTAACGATGCAATCCAATTAGATAAGGCTATGAAGATAATACCTGAACTGGCAGGCGAGAAGACAGCAGACAACGCCAGGAGGAAGTTTAAAAGTTTCGCTGAAACAGCATTAATACAAGAGGCAGTTAAAGAGGCGAAGGAGAAGGAAAAGGATCATGGTGTTAGTAGGCTAATAATTGCGGAAAGCAATTACATTATTGCAGATGCACTGGCAGGAATGAAGAGTGTGAATAATGGAATTGTACACTTTGCAGAGGTTGATCCTCCTTATGGTATTGACTTAAAAAAGTATAGAACAGCTAATAGCATTGGTATAGATGAATACAACGAGATTGATAAAAAGGATTACCCTAAATTTATATTAAACGCTGCTAGAGAGGTTTATAGAGTATTATATAAGGATGCATTCTGCGCCTGGTGGTTCGGACCAACCTGGCATGAGGTTGTTAGAGAGATATTAAGATCAGTTGGCTTTCATGTAGACGATATACCTGCCATCTGGTATAAGACAAACAGCCCTGCGATATCTAACAGTCCTGAGACATATTTAAGCAGATCATATGAGCCATTTTTCGTTTGTAGGAAAGGCAACCCAGTCTTGAGAGAGAGAGGAAGACAAAACGTCTTCGCTGTTCAGAGTGTTCCTGTTAAAAATCGCATTCACCTAACAGAGCGACCAGTCCCTCTCACCCGTGAATTGTTAAAGACATTCGCATACCCACAGGCCCGCGTTCTCTCTCCATTCCTGGGTAGTGGCAACACACTCATATCGGTGTACAAAGAGAATATGACAGGTTGGGGCTACGACCTAAACAAGGAAATCAAGAAGAGGTTTCTGGTAAATATCAGCAAGGAGTTTGGTGATGAGTAGTTCCTTTTTCGACGTTTATAGGCCTAGCGAAGAGGCGTTCTACAAATTAAACGAAGTCGCTCAATACATAAATCTAGTAGCCGTAGATAAAGGTTTCTGGAGCAAAGATAGGACCGTAAACGATGCAGAGAAGATAGCGTTGATGCACTCTGAATTGTCAGAGGTATTAGAAGTTATCAGAACAGTGATGCCTAAGGGTGAGATACTAAAGTCAGAGAAGGTCCCCGAAATCAATGCAATAGATGAAGAGTTAGCTGATACTATTATTAGGATATTAGACTATTGCAACGCAAGGGGTATAAATATAGGAAAGGCTGTTTATCTAAAAGCAGGATATAACGAAACAAGAACTTACAAACACGGGAAGAAGTTCTGATGTACAAACCTGAAGGTGATATCAAAACTTGTAAGTATATAATGATAGGCGAAGCTCCAGCCAGGCGCGAGCTAATAACTGGCCGTCCTTTCATGGGCGATGCAGGCGGCGTGTTCGACGAATGTTTAGACAAGGCAGAGATAATCAGATCTCAGTGTTACATAACTAATGTTTTCGATTTCAGGGTTGTGAAACCTAAAAAGAAAAGCAAGGTTTATGTCTGGAAAGAGGATGAAAATGAGCCACCCGAATATAGATTATTGTTCACAAGCAATAAAGGCTTCACCCTACTAGGGATGGAGAGTGTTGAGCGTTTAAAGAAAGAAATAGAGAATAGCAATGCAAATGTTATAGTGCCAATGGGTAACATAGCGATGGATGCTCTCTGTGGGAGGAGAGAGATAATGAAGTGGAGAGGATCAATACTTGAAAGTACATTAATGTGTGAAACTGTTTCATCTGGAGATAATACTATAAGACAGTGTAGGAAGTGCATCCCAACCATTCACCCTGCTAACGCCTTATATGGACAATACTTAAGTCGCTATCTAATAACAGACGACTTTAAGAAGGCAGTAAAGCAGAGTGAGTTCCCAGAGATAATTAGACCAAATTACAACTTTAAACTATTTCCAACATTTAGTGAGTGTATAAGTATATTGAATTGGATTAGAGAAAAGAAACTAATATCAGTTGACATTGAGGTTGCATCTGGTAAGGTGTCACGCATCTCATATGCCTGGTCGGCATTAGATGCAATATCTATCCCTTACGGTGACGGCAACTGGACAGATGAAGAAGAAACATTATTGTGGATTGAGACTGCAAAGACATTGGAAACAGAAGGTATTGTTAAGATATTTCAGAACGGCCCGTTTGACACTCACTTCCTATTCAACTATCACAATATAAAAGTCGCAGGCCCAATTGAAGACACGATGGTTGCTCACTCTTTATTGTATCCAGATTTTAGGAAAAGTCTTGCATTCATGACAAGCATACGAACAGAGCAGCCTTACTATAAAGACATAGTTAAACATGGTGACGTAGAGAAGGATGATGGCTGATATAACAGAGGTCTGGAGTGATGATAATCCTCCAATACTCTTAGGTACAATATCACCAGTGTCTTGTGTTGGAAAGGGTTGCTCCATAACCCTATATTGGGAAGATGGAAGTGAAACAGTGGTATACGAGTTTGCTGATTTACTGGACCCAGGTAGATGGTCACCAAGAACTGTCATAAAACTTAAGAAAGGTCAAAACCCTCGACACCTTCCAGGATTTGTAAAAAGGATACATGACGATGGTTAGATTACAGATGTATAGAAAGTTGGAATACTTATCCGCTCCAAGGTATAAAATAGGTGTCAGCAAGATGCACAGACACACCATGCCAAGGCCAGGTATACAACGAATACAAGATGGGAGACGTCTATACTTACATTTTATATATGTGTATGCAAGCATAACACTTTACAATAAAGGAACATACCAATGAGAACCCAATACAACCTAGACCTAGCTATAAGAAGTAAGAAGTGGGACAGACACTTCTTAGATCAGGCAAATCTAGCATCTGAACTATCGAAAGACCCGTCATCGAAGGTGGGAGCTGTGCTGGTTGATAGCAAGAACAGATTAATATCGTCTGGTTATAATGGCTTCCCTTACAATATATCAGATGATCCAGTTAGGTACGAGGACAAGGAGTTAAAGCACAAACTTATAATTCACGCAGAGATGAATGCTATCCTTTTCTCAGGCGTCGTGTTCAGACAGGAATATATAACCCTTTACACGTATCCCTTCCAGCCATGCGAGCGATGCGCTGTCATTATATGTCAGGTAGGTATTAGCAGAGTAGTAACAGGCATGATAAGGTCAAAGTATCCCGACTCGAGGTGGATACTTGAGGAGGCAGATATTAAGCTCGACATTGTAACATGACAAACATTAAAGAAAACTGGCCCTTATATAGTTGCCTCGACGCTGCAACTGCATTTGAAATCTGGGAGTCTGTAAGTCCAGAGTTGTCAGAGGGTCAGTATGATTACACTGACACTTACAGACGAACAATGGCTTTATACGATCCGATAATTTATATGACTACCAGAGGTTTGGGAGTAAATAAGGATGAGATTGAGAACGCAAAGGAGAGAGTTGGAGTTAGGCGAAAGAAAGCACAGAATAGTTTAAATGAAATGTCAGGCATTGAGTTAAATGCTAACAGTCCAAAGCAGTGCATTGCTTACTTTTATGGAACGTTAGGTTATCCTCCTTATAAGAACAATGGAAGCATAACAACTGACGATAAGGCGTTAGCCCGCCTCGCTCGTAAGGGATGTAAAGAGGCGAAGCTTGTTCAAGAAGTAAGAACAATGCGTAAGCTTGAGGGTACATACCTCGAGGTTATCCTAGACAAGGACGGGCGTTTGAGATGTTCCTGGAATATTAGAGGAACAAGGATGGGCAGGTTATCCAGTTCGCAGACAATATTTGACACTGGATTAAACCTACAAAATCTCCATTCTGAGTTTAAGCCTTTCATTGTAGCAGACGAAGGAATGATGTTCTTTGAACTCGATAAGCGTCAATCAGAATGGGTGATAACAGCATATGTGTCGAACGATAGAAATATGATTGACATTGTTGAGAGCGGGGTGGACCCTCATGCTGCAACTGCTAATGCTATAACTGGCTTACCTGAGGAACTTATCATAAGGGAGGCAAAGGAATTAGGTTTCTTAACGGATGAGGATATGCTCTTTGAGAATAGGAAGAAATTGTTACCAGAAATATTCGACGCAACATTCCTACCAAGATCAATGGTCTGTCGACAAGCTGGTAAGAAATCAAACCACGCCTTAAATTATAAGGAGGGTTACAAACGCTTCGCACTCGAAAACGAGTTGCCGGAGACTGAGTCAAGAATAATAGTTAACAGATACCGTGATAGATATTGTAACCTTCCAATATGGTGGGATGAGGTGATTAATAAGTTATCAAAGGACAGAGTTTTAGTTAACTGCTTCGGGAGGCCTTATCGCTTCCTAGACGAGTGGGGTTACAAGTTATGGGAGAGCGGGATTGCATTTATACCTCAGTCAACAAACGCTGATATTTTGATAGATGGAATGGTTGACACTTATAACGATCGAGAAAGTTTTATGTTACCGATCGACATGCTGGCTCAAATTCACGACTCGATCCTAAATCAGTATCCTATTGGAGACTGGAACAATATGGCAAAAGCTATCCTGAGATACCGAGAACATTTGACACCAACTTTAACGTATGACAACAGGATATTCACTGTTAAGACAGACTTAAAGATAGGTTTAAACTGGGGTGTAGGTGGAAAGGATAATAAGCAGGGAATGCTCGAAATTGAAATCATTGATAATGTGAAACAGATGGCTGAACTCCTCGAGGCCTCGTATGCCAAGATCGCTAGATGATTGGATAACGGGGTACTTAGAATTTACAGAAAACACTGAACCTCCTTTATCCTACCATATTTGGACTGCGCTTTCAATTATTAGTAGTACACTGCAGAGGAGATGTTTTTTTAAGTGGGGTCATGAAACTATTTATTCTAATCAGTACATTGTACTAATAGGTCCATCAGGTATGGCTAGGAAGGCATCAGCAGTTGGGATTGGAAAGATATTCCTAGAACATGTTGGGGTTAAAACTGCGTCTCAGAGTATAACGAGGGAAGGACTGATAAGAGCACTTAAGAAGAGCCATTCTAATTTCGAAGGCGCTGACGGGAAGGCAAAGTATCAGTCAACACTAACAGTTGTGAGCGATGAACTGGCTGTGTTCCTAGGTCAGAAGGATATTAAATTCCTGGCCGATCTAACAGACTGGTATGACAGCCATGATAAGTGGGAATATAAAACGAAGCATGAGCAAGCAGGCTCTGATACGGATACTATAGTTGGTGTCTGCGTGAATATGTTAGGAGCAACAGCACCTGACTGGCTGTCCAGCATGCTGCCTCAGGAGGCAGTTGGAGGCGGATTTACATCTCGAATAATATTTGTTGTAGAGCAGAGAAAAGGCAAGGTTATCCTTGACCCAAACGACTATCCTGTCAATAGCGAGTTGGAGAAGAAGCTCATAACAGATTTGCAGATGATAAAACAGATATCAGGCCCTTTCGTTTTTGATAAAGAGTCGCTGGAAATATACAAGGACTGGTACAAAAAACAAGAGGAAGATATAAAGAATGGCATCATGCCAGTTAAAGACCCGAAGTTCAGTGGATATATTTCAAGGAGGCAGACTCATATAAAAAAGATATGTATGTGTTTAAGTGTATCAAAAGGAAATAGTAGAGTTGTAACAGCTGATGATATTAACAGGGGTTTGAAAATACTAGAAGCAGCGGAAAAGAAAATGTCACTTGCATTCTCAACATTAGGTAAGGCGAGATTTGCAGCTCTAACAGACGAAGTCTTGGAATACATTAAGAAGAGAGGCAAGGCTAAGAGGAGTGAGATACTGAGGGTGTTTAGGAGGGATGTTGATAGCTGGTCACTAGAACAGATTGAGAAGGTGTTAGAGAGAATGAAGTTTATTAAGATAATAATACCAGAAAGCGGCGACGACCTAGTTTACAGGTATACTCCAATTAAAACAGATCATGAGGAAGATCAAGACCCCTCTGCCTAAACTCTCTTCTCAATGCAAGTCCGTACTTCTTACTCTTATTTGGGTTGAAGCCAGGAACAACTCGTGAGAGTTGTCTCATCATCCTTTTCTTCCTCTCACCCCATCTCCTCTTAATTGGATCATCGCTCCCAGTGTCAAGTTCCGCATCAAGCCAATGATCTACAAATGAATAAGATCGAGCAACTGCGTTCGCGCCTGATAGAGAGACCCACCACGGACGAGGAGGAACAGTTGGAACCTCATTAACATCAACTGCTCTGAAGACCTGATCTATTTTCTGCATGTCAAGGAAGCGTCGTTTCAAGGTGTCATGATGAACGGGGTCTTGTGAGCCAATGAAATTCTCAACTATCTTAGTCTGGTTTCTAGTTATACCTTGCTCCTCTGTAAATGTGTCAAACATAACCCTTAACTCATCCGTTATATTCTTAACCTCAACAGCTGCCTGTTGCTCACTATCCTTTATCTCAGCCTGAGTTGAAGAACGAGGGTGAGTTATACCAACTAACCTCCTAACAAATGGGAATTCATTTAAGTTCTGCTTAACAATCTCCCCCCTCATTGCTAGAACTTCATCTGGTATACCTCTAACCATTGCCTCATAAGAGCCTCCAACTAGATCAGTGTAAATGTTCTTAGGAAGAATTGCACGAGAGGCGACTGCTAATCTCTCCGGCGAACCTAACCCTTCAAGCGGGGTATCCCTGACAACACTGGCCAGCATTCCAGCTACATCTTCTGCTAATGCGGATGTTGGTCTCTCACCTGTTCTCCTTACCTCACCCTCAGGCGGCAACTTCTGAGAACCCTTCCATATCTGCTCGTTCCTCCAGAAATCAAAGTTTCCAACAACTGCAGTCCAAGCTGCTACAGCTGGTATCCTATCGGCACCTGGAACAAGCCCACCAAACTGCTTCATAACATTCATAGTGGTGTCATCAGGTATTGTTCCATTGATAGACCTATCCATCAACGCATCAACTATTGTTTTCAGAGGCATAACAGTATGGTCGATTGGCAACTTGAAATAGATATTCCTCTTATTTCCATCATCGTCTATGTAGAAATCATTAGTCATGATAACGATATTGTTATTTCTTACCTGAGGAGGGACATCAGTAAATCCTTCTTTGTTAACTGAGTCATTTGCCAGCCATATACCGCCGAATATAGACATTAACTGTGCTAGTTTAAAACTCATTGCTGTTGGATCAGCAGCCGCCGCACGAGTAAATCCTCTCATACCCTGCACACCTGCGTTTAGGTAAGGCATGACTGCATCTAACCTTTTAATAGCTCCTCCTCCCTGATAGAAGTCGAGGTAACGTCTTGCTTCCCAGGTTGCAAGTTCCTGATCCTCCTTTGTTATAAACCCCTTCTCCTTCCTTATTCTCTTTAAAGCCCTATTTCTAATTGCAAGTCGAACCCATATCTCACTGGTCTCGTTAATGTAACCAGCATAATGCTGCAACCCAACTAGGTCTCTCTTAAGACCTTTAACCGCTCCTCTTCCTGTTGTGGTTCTACCAAACTGCCCTTCATGAGTGAGGAGAACCATGCCCCCTCCCTCGTCAATGAAATCATTAAACGTGCCAGTTCTATTGAAAGCATCACCAGCTGTTTCAATCAAATCATTAGTCAGCTGAGCGAAAGCTTTTGGAAATGCTGCTGAGTAAAGTGACCCCTCGCCGGCTGTAAGCCAGCCGAACATTAAGTCACGCGGGAAGTTAGACAGTGCAAACTCAGGATTAATACCAGTTGCAAGCGGCCTAACAAACAATGAACCTGATGCTAGTCTAATCCAGTTACTCATATGGATTGGTGAGACATTCCACTGGTCTGCTAAGTCCTCACGGATAAACATATCTCTCTTCTTCCCGTCAAACATAACACTTACTTCAATATGCTCACCTTTCTTTGGCCTCTTAAGACTAACAACACCATTATCAGGAACTTCCTCAGCAACCTGATACAATGCTTGATTTGCCCTATTCCTCAGCGCCCTTGAATAACCTCTCGAGACGATCTCACCCAAGAACATCTGTGGATCATTTAAGATCTCCTGTTCCTTACCCTTACCTAACTTCCTTATCCCGCTGGACGCTATTGAGTTAGGCTTGCCGCCAACCATAACAGTCGCAATACTTGGATCAATCTCTTCAATATACCTTATAGGTGTGTAGTCAAACCTGGACAGCTTAACCCTTTCAGCTGCACTGATAACCCCACCCTCATACAATACATCTAAAACGCCTGTCATCTTCTCAAAGAAGGCGTCAGCTCTCCCACTCAATTTCGCGTAATTAGCTTCACCTATCTCTTGTCTCAAAAGTTGCAATGCCTCAGAGTAATCCTTAGCAACTGTCTTACCCTTGGTCCCCTTAATAACTCCAATAGGCGGCTTGTAAGAAGGCACGCTACTCTTAATAGCCATCAACCTTCTCATTAATATCAGTTCATCAAGCTGATCCAACTCATTAGATTTCAGTCCTCCAAAAATAGCAACTCTTGCTCTATGCAGATGCTCTGCTGCTTTAACACTTGCACCTGCTGTAAGGTCAAGTCGCATGGCGGCTGTCTCACCAAGATCACCTGCATTGTTTCTCAACTCACGCTTGATGTTCCCAGTACGATCCCATATCTGCTTCGCTAGGAAGTCTCTAACTGCTACTGCTACCTTGCTACCTGATATTTTTCTGCTTTCCCTAACAGCTGCCTGGTTTGCGCTGTACGAATTTCTTACAGCTCTTCCTCTTTCAATAGAGGACTTAGGAGGTGTGATCCTCCTATTCGCCTGCTTCCTGAAGACTTCAAGCTTCGCTTCAATATCCAGATTTGTTAATTTACCCTCAGTGTTTAATGCTTCCAGTCGCTCTCTATAACGAGCAGTCAGCGCTTCAACCCTCGCCTCTGCAACAGACAATCCCTTCTCAGCAGGTCGCACCTCAGCAAGGTCAGCGAGTGTAAACGGACCCCTCAACAGGTCATTAGCTGCCTCATCAGCGGCCACGTCTAATTCAGCAATTCCAGATCTCGGACTGGCCTGTGTATCTGGTGAGACGCCAACAGTTTTAGATGATAACCCTCTCTTAATTGATATTGCATACCTTACAACTTTTGCGATTGACCTCGCAATACTCTCTGCAACTCCACCAATTATCACTCCCTCAGTAGCCTGCTTTAATAGTCCCACTGCCTTTGAGTCACCTGGATCAGCTTTAATAAAATCTAGAACTGCCTTAGTGACAACTGGCTGGTCCAGGTCTGATAGCATGTTACTTATTCTAGGAACGTCAGGTGGGAATGCAGCAATCTCAGCAGCCGCCCCTCCAAATATACCAGTTGTTATGGCACCCGCTCCACCTCTTGACATAAGAATAGCAGTTGGTATATAAAAGGTCATAAACCTAGATATATCCCTAGCGAAAGCTCCGCCAATACTCTCACTGGGTTCGCCAACCTCCTCCTCAAGTTCAACATTCATTCTCCTTCTCTCTTCAACCATCTCAGGTGTTGCGATTAAAGGAGGTGGAAACTGAGGATCACCTGGCAGGATGCCGGATGTAATAGGAGGCTGAAATTGTAGTTCGTCGCCTTCTTCAAATTCAGGCGTCAGCATATTAATGATACGCTTAAATGATATGTCAGCTCCCTTCCCAACCTCATTTAAAAACTCAGATAACGTTGGCAGGATAGGAAAGTCTGTTGTGGAAGGCTCGTTAGGAGCGTTCAAATTTTGAACGGGTCTTTTTATGGGAGGAATTACTATACCTGGACTGTCAGAGATCGGAGGGATCACAAAGTCTGGCTTCTCGTCCTCCTCATCTCTAAGCGGAGGGATTACAAATTCGGCCATTGTCTACTTAAGCCTTCTTCTTACTTTCTCTCCAGCCTTCTTAATAGCCGCCTTGCTAGCCGTAACACCAATCTTGTCAGCTATCTCCTGAAAGTCGTCTTCAGAAAACGTCCCTGGAGCGTTCTTACGTATTAGCCGTTTGATCTCTTCCCACTGCAGTCCTACCGTATCGAGCAAGAAGCGGGCAATGTCGAAGACGTCTCCCTGAGGCGGCTTAACACTCTCAGGAAGAAACTCAAGACTCTCAAACCTTCTCTTCCCTCTCCTCTTAGCCTCTGATGTAACATTTCCGATACCAGAAACTCCCGCCTTAAACACCTCCCTAACACTCTCCCTCGCAAACCCGAAGATGATCTCGTCCTTAACATCCTTAAATAACCTAATCCCGCCTTCTCCTTCTCTCTTCAAATCTTTCTCAAGTTGTCTGATAACATCCTCTTCATTGTTAACAATATTCCTCGCAATATCTAAGTCTTTCTGGTTACTAGGATCTAGCCCTATACTCCTAGCGACAGTCTTAATATTGAGTGAAGTCTCAGTCGGCTTATCAGGTTCACGTCCCTTTGTTAGTGAGAACCCCTGCTCAAATAACTCAGGCCTGTTACTCTGAAGAAACGCCTCAGGATCGGTTGTCCCAGCAGGAACGAAGGTTGTGAGTTGCTCACCCTTCTTATTGAACAACGTAACCTTAATTGGATTGGACGGCTTATCCTCCTTAGTTATCCTGGGCTTCCTGAATGAAAAACCTTCCTCAAATAGTTCAGGCTTATTCTTTCTAATAAACGCCTCGGGGTTGGTAGTTCCAGCTGGAACAAACACAGATCTCTCATCACCTTCCTTATTAAATAATGTAATCTCCCTCCCACCCTTAGGTGCCGCCTTCTTAGGAAATAGTGATCCAATCTGACTCAGCAGAGTTGTGCCAGTTTGTCCTAACCCTTTACTTTTTAGTATCTCAGAGGCAAATGACTGAGCCGGATCACCTTGATCCAATGAGCCAGCTAACTGCGTAGATGATCTCTCTCTCACAATCTCTTCTCTAGACTCACCAAAGTCTCTTTCAAGTCCGAGCGCAGCTGAACCTTTAATACCTGCTTTTGCAGCGAGGTTAAATACATCTCCTGTTCTCAGTGCTCTCTGAACAATTGGGTTAGGATTTTTAGCAGCCTGCTGGATATTTTTTAAGTCCTTTAAAGTCGCTTCTACCTTCTTTTTCTTCTCTTCTTCCCTTTGTCTCTTAACATTTGCAGCAATCAACTTAGCAATAAGATCAGATATATCGCTGTGATCTCTTCCAGGAACTCTTACGATGGTAGCCATGCTTCACCTAGAATATACTAGCTATTGATTTAGATAACTTAGCAAAGTCAATACTCCCTGCAGCACCAGCACCAATTCCAGAAAGGGCAGAAGAGAAGATAGAGTCAGACGGTTCCATTATAGTTTTTATATTCTCAACAGAACCTCTTCCACCTGAGATCAGACCTACCAGCTGATCTATAATCCTACTTCTATTTCCTAGCTCACCACTCCTCTGTTCCCTCTCAAGACCTGCTGATCCTAGCAGTTGCTGGAGAAGCCCAACTGGAACTGAGGCTAAGCCTGGAATGAGTTGTACAGCATTTAACAGTGTATCAGTGTCTGCCTCCCTCGCTTGAAACGCTACGTTTGACCTGGCTGCTGTAAGTGTTTTAAATAAATCCTCAATGGCAAACTCTTCTGCCCTCCTCGCCTCACCTCCGAAGATCTGGGGCGCAAACCTAGTCCTAATACCAGGAAGTATCCTCTCATCAAATAAATTTATAAGAGGGTCTGCTATTGTATTAGTGAAGAAGTCATTGATGTCTGTCGGGCCTCTATCCAACAAACCCTGTACAGAAGAAAGAGCCTGTTCCAATGTCTTACTAATATCTCCCTTGCCAGACACCAATCCCCTCGCAACGTCCTCAAGTCCACTAAGAGAGAGAAGCTCAAACTCAGATAGCTGTGGTGCGTCTGCCTCTGCAGTTGAGAACAGATCCTCTAACGCACTACCAGTAAATGAAGTCGCTCTAGAAACTGCAGGTGATACCGTAGGTATACCAAACTGATCTGTAACGCCTCCTTTTTTAGAAGTTGCCTGTGATAGAAAGCTCGCGCCTAGCGATATTCCGAGTGGAATAAGTGATGCAAAGCTCATCAGTTCAACTCCTTATAAATAAACAAGCCTTCAATATACATATTAAATAAATCTAATACCCTCTTATTCTCACTCGATATAATCCCTCTTATCTTATTAATCCCCAACGATCTTGTCCAATCCTCAATAGCACTAAATAGTCCAAGCCCAACATTATTATTACCTTCAGAATAAATATGCAAAACGTACACGAAATCTTTACCATAATTAGTTAACATATATGCGAAGATGAAACCAACAGGATTATCGTCATCGTTATAAGCTGCGATTAATCTAACTGTATCCTTGCTTATATTAGCTAGCATGTCAAGCAATAAATTGCCGGGGTCAATCTGCTCAACTATACTGTCAGATTTACTGTAATTATAAATAAGGTCAGAAAGTTTATAACCTTCTTGAATGTCCTTAATAACCTCTAAGGTCCCCATATTGCTTCCCTCTTAAACTTAAATCCAATCCAGCCGAGCCCGAAAGCCGCACTGCCACTAAATCTAAATCTGATGGTCCTAGCAACCTGCTGCCTGTACAATCTCTGCCTCTTAAAAGTAATCCCTGGTGTCACTGTCCCTAGTGTAATCCAGGTGAGCCCTCCATCATAACTCGCCTCAACTAAAATTGAGAACCCCTTCATAAAGAAATCATATCTATCAAACCTCAACTCCCTGTTAGGAACATGATAATCCTTCGTCTCAATCTCATAGGCAATTGCAGTCCCATCATCCTTATCAGCCACATAATCATACTCATAAACCTGTAAATCATCACCTAAAATATGAATAGTTGGTGAGTTGGACTGTGTCCGCTTCCCAACCCAAGGAAAGTCCTGGGTCTCCCATGTTCCTGTTGCATCGGCCCACGTTAGATCCCCCTGGCTTTCAAAGAACCCGAAGCCAGTAACTCCAAATGAGAATGCCCTTTCTGTCCACGTCCGGGTGCCAACATTATACTTTATCATATTCTTAGGTACTTCATCGTTACCTTTCGGATAGAAGTAGAAAATATCGTCTATCTCTTCAACATACAACCCGTGAACTATCGCCGAAAACTTGGGGTTTATCTCTCCACTCTTTGAAAAAATCTTTTCATAGATATTATCTCCAATCGGAGTTATATCAAATCCCCCCTTATACTCGTAGACATTTGAGTTGCCCCAGAATATATGCAAATCACCTAGATTAATAATAGCGTCAGGATGAAATGACCCCTCTGAGTCAATTGTAGGAGTCCAGTTCCAGGTTTTATCAGAGGTTCCTAAGAACTCCTGTCTTACTATTGATCTCTCCTTGTATATAATAAGGTAAGGAGATAGAATTTGGGCAGATGTTATCCAATCCTCAGTCTCGTATAGGTCATTAAAGTTAACGGACGCATTGAAGTTATCGTCAACTCCAGGGTTACTCCATCTAACTCTCTGAGGAAACGCTGTTCCACTTTCAGTGGTGTGCATTAATATCAGGAAGTTATTAAAGACAATTATAACTCTACAAATAAAAGGAGACGTTGGAAGATTACTTATATCAACAACAGTCGATCCATTATACTCCTTAGGCGTATCCTTACCATTTGCAAAGTACATCTTATCAAACGCGGCCCAGGTTGTAACTGTCACCCCAATGGAGCTAACGCCTGTCAAATCAACCGCCTTAACAAGAACGGCTCCACTATCAGACTGCCTTCCAGCTGGGATGGCATCATCAAGCACAACAGTGTTAGCTGCCGTTGATGCAACAGTTGTCTGATGCTGGGAGCCGTCATCTAATATTAGTCCAACAAAGTCAGCAGCACTAAATCCCGTCTCAGATGTCACTGCAATACTTGTCTCACCTGCCGGCTCAGTTGCAGTTGTGGTTGTTGTCACTCCGTCGCTAACGTAGTGCCACTTTTTCTGCCCAGAGGACCATTTGTAAAAGGTGGAGTTTGTTATTAAAACAAGATCAGATGAACCGTTCTTCTTAAAAAACTGATACGATGCTCGAGGCGCCCCTCTAACAACCTGCGCAAACTTTACAAAACCAAAATCAACTAAAACCTGCCCAGCGTTAACTCTAACATTCAGCGCCTTTAGGACCTCATTGTCTTCAATCCTCTCAGGACTCAACGACAGGTTAATACCCCTTGCAATACTCTCCATAAACTTGAAGTCCCATTCATCCTTGCTGGGAACCTCTTCAATTGTTGGATTATCAAATAGCGTACTCATTGTGTTATCTTCTTCCAGTCCTCGGAGCTGGCAGTGCCAACTGCTATATACACATCTTTCGCAACTGTATCCAGAAATAATAAACCAATATGAGCGGGAGTCGATACAGGTGCAACAGTTCCCTCAGTCGGGTCAAGTCTATTAGCGTGGTCATCTATAACTACTACAGATAAACGCTTAAATTCATTTAATGATCTAATAAATTCTCTAATAAAGGACTTTAATTCCTCAAAGTCTTTCGACTCCCTAAATATAAAGTTAGGATACGAGTTTGATAACTTCCTAGAGTGAGACATTACACGCCAGCATGGATCATATAGTGAATTGTTAGTGAGGGTTGCAAGTTGTTATGTGATCCACCTCCGCCAGTTAAACCTGTAGTATTACCACTTCCACCAGCTCTAAGGCCAAACCTGACTGACCCACCTGCAGAAGTTGGTGCATCATCTAGTGGGTGTGTATGTGCGGGAATTTCACTTGCCACAAGTGTGTGTGTTTCAGTCCCTTCCTTATCAGCAAGTGCATGTGCAGTTGCATCACTTGCGTCTCCAGTCCCAACCCCAACTGGAACTCTGCCTCTAAAATCAGGGAGATTAAAAGTCGTTGAACCGTCTCCAACTCCGAATGTCGTTCCAATAACTGCAAATAATAGAGTATAGGTTGTTCTAGAAACAGCTGCTCCATCACAATCTAACCAAAGAGATGGGGCCGTTCCAGTCGACCACATTCTAATCTCTCCGACAATAGCAGTTGAGGTATTTATTTTACCTATAGTAGTTAACTGAATAACATTACCATCCTCATCCTTCCAGAACAATTCCACCTTTGCACTAACGTTCTTCGTATAGAGCATCCCCTCATCAACAACATTAGCTGGGTCTGAAGGTAAAGGATCAACGAATATTATCTGTTTATGCTTACCATCGTCAGCATCACCAGCCCAGCTATGATCTATTATCAACCTCTCCCTAACAGCAAGCTTATGTGATCTAATTCTGCTGGCACCTAATGATACATTCTCAACATCAGCGGGTTGCGCCTCAAATGCAGCGTTCCAGGTATTTGTAAATGCCATTATCTAACACCCTTCACAAAAGGATCTAACCAATACTGAGCATTGAAACCACTTCTTCCTCTCTCAAACGCTGGAACAATGTCTCTATCCGGCTTCTTATTATCTTCTTCAACTGCCTGGTTCCACAATGTCGAGAATATACCGAAATGCCTGTTCGCTCTCTCATACTCTCCTAACCTATTCCAAATCCATGAGATAGACAGTGTCATTAAAATATCGTCTTTCCTGTTGAAAGAACTCTTTGCTGTCAGATCACTAGTTGAAAATGCGGCTGGCCAGGTTGACATCCTTATATTATAAGTGTAGGCCTGGTCTGGAATTCTGTACAGTTCAAACTTCTCAGACCACATTAAGTAGTGTCTCGGAAAACCAACGCTCAGATACTCGGGGTCAGGGACCTCTTTATCGAACTGCCTGACACTCCACTGCTCTAACTTAGCGTGCCTAGCGTCAGCCTCTATAACTCTAAAAGAATAAACCTCTCTAGGCTCAGTATTCCCCACTCCTAGAGAGGTAAAGGGAAAGAAGCGATCGTTTGACGGAGTTGATGTGAAGGGAACTGTGCCAGTATCAATGACTTCTAACTCTTCAAAGTCATGCGCCCTTGCCATTCTCTCTTGGGCAATATTTAGAGCGACAACTGCCTTTGCATCAGTTAGATCGGGGCGCTGAGCAAAGTGGTCCTTAACCTCACTAATTATTTCTGTCAGTTGGAGTGTACCCACCCCTGCCTCCTATCTGATGATTAGATCAGACCGATGGCTATAAAGTGAGCACTTCCAACGTCAACGTCAGTAGCCGCCTCAGCAGCGCCAGCAGCTACAATGTCGGCAGTGGGAGTCTGGTCGCTTACGTTTGTGGGAGTAACAGCTTTAAACGCCTTACTGGCGTCAACCCACTCAAGTAAGTGTCCATTGTCAGACACTCCTGCAACGACAGTCAGGATTGTCTTGAACTTCTTAGAGATATCAGTGATTTCAGCTAACGTCGTATTGTAGTTTGTGACGTTGCATTCACCAGCAAATATCCCAATGCCAACAACGTTGTCGATCTTAACCGCCCTCTTCATTGTAGAGGTGACGGTCGCAGCATATACAGCCATCTTTTACCTCCAGCTAGAAGGGGAAGTCGCAGATAATGTCCTTTGCAGAGGCATCAAATGCAATAGCGACGTGACCGTCGGTAACAAGTGCAGCCACGTCTAACGCCCCATCAGCGCCAGCTCCGACTTCCGACAGCTTGTTGCCGTCAGCGCCGGCAGTCAACGCCTGGGTTAGAGTTGCTGGGCCCTTAATCTGGATCCAACCAAACTCTGTGTCAGCGATGATAGCCTGCAATACGCCAGCAGCGACCAGGCCATCTGTTCGGTCCATTGTGACCTCATTATTCTTGTAACCGCCACTTACGCCATCGCCAGCAAGTGCGTAGTAATAAGCAACGTCTCCGACAATGGCGGCAATAGAGCCTGCGCCCTTATTGTACTTCACGTATTTGTAGATTTTATTGCCTTCAAAGCGGATAGCACCAACTCCCTCAGCGTCGTAACTAAGGGTTTCAGTAAGGCCGGTTGCGAAGATCCTTTTAAGTCCCGCACCGGCACTTCCTGGAGTCTGTCCAGCCATTTCTACCTCCTATGCCGTGTCAATGGTGTGCAGGACACCGTGAACTCTACGCCTGCTGGTCATCAGATTTCCAGCGACGATAACCTGAGCAGCACGGTCGTTTACCTGGTCAGGGATTGGCTTCCATTCCGTCATGTCGAAGTTCATCGTTGGATCGAACTTAAACTTGAGGAACTTAGTGTTGAGAAATCGAATCTCATCTGCAGGCGCCGAGGGGGACCAAACCATCGGAATACCCTTGAACTCGATGTTCTCAAAGGCGGCATCGCCAAGTTTCTTATTCACAATCCTCTTCTGCTCCTGAACAGTGTCCTCATACTTCTCGTAGGATGCCTGGTCAGAGACGATGATATTGGGAGCATCAGACTTCATGTTGTTTGAGCAGTTGTTACGCATCGTCCTCATTTCAGCAATGCCGTTGATCGCGAACGACAGACCAGTCATGTCTTTGGTCTTATTTCTCCACCAGGTGTGAACGGCAGGGTCAATGCCGTGAAGAGTAGTGGTTGTGGGGTCGTTCTTTACGATCTGAGGTAGGCTATTAAAGTCAAGAGCAGCAGGTGAGGCTGCAAACAGCGATATCTCCATCTTGTCAATGAGGGAGTCGTTGCTGTTGTCGAGCTTTGCCTTCATGAAGCTCATAATCATGTTCTTGCCGCGGTTCTTCTGATCGTCAACACCAAACCTAACGAGACTGTCGGTCAGGTATTTCCAATCGTCGTTAGCGACAGTTAGAAAATCATTGTCCGACAGCGACACTGTGCCGCCACGGCCAATAAACTTCACACGGTCACTCTTTGCAAAGCGTAACGGTTCAGTTAGAAACCGTCCGCCGGCAGTTGATTCGAGGCCGTCGTGCTCCTTCAACCAAAACCAGAAAGGCGTGGCGTCGTATATTTGATCGACGGCAGTCTGTTTCATGTTTTGCCAGGTCGTGGTATAAAGGTTATCGAGAGCCTCAGTGAGGTTCCTTACAGCTGGCATCTAGAATACCTCCGAGCCATCAAGGTGTTTCACCTGAGTAGGCCTCTTCAGGCACTTCGGACATAACATCATCCCAGGCCGAATTAGCCGCTTCGTTTTTATTCATTTTATCTGTTTTAGTCGTTTTGGTGCCAGATGTAGCCATTAGTCCACCGAAGGCAGGTTGCTTGTTCTCTTTATCGGCCTCTGATTTTTTATCACTTAACTCCTTAGTTTTCTCAGGATTGTTTCCCTTCGCCAGAAGGTAAAGGTCCTCAATCTCCAGGTGGGGATACTTACCTCCCAACTCCTTCATCTCTGGCACAAATTCATTGAAGTCGTCATGTTTGTCTTGCGCTTCTTTTATTGCACCTTTCACTGTCGCCTTTTGACTTGATATGCTTGTATCGTCCATTTTGTCAATTATGGCTTTGAGAGGGCCCTTCAATTTCTTATCGACCGATGAAACAATGTGACTCACAAGTTCAGATCGGCTCATGCCATCCAGATCTTTTTCGCTGAGACTTACATTATCATCATCGTCATCGTCGTCAGCCTGATTGCCCTTATTCGTCTGCTCAACAACCTGACTTATACCGCTCATGACAGCGTTCTGAATAAGACCTGGTAAACCCTCCAACGTGCTGGATAGTTTCTCGATGTCTTCCTTACTTATTGTATTCTTATCGTCTTTGTTGTCTTTGTTATCTTTATCATCAGGCGACATCTTGCTTCTCCTCTTCCTTCGGCTTAGCGTCTTCCTCTTCCTTTTCTCTCTTCTTCCTATCGAAGATGGCCCTCTGCTGTTTCAATCTCCATTCCTGTGAAACAACTGCAAAACCACTATCTATCTTATTAAGGCTTAAACGCTCAAAATTCTCAATGTATGCTTCAGTCCTTCCGTCCTCAAAAAAGTTAACCACAATCTGAGCAATCGGCCTATTCTCTGCTTTCTTCTTACCCATTAATCAAATCCCTTCGCATAACATCCATGCCTGTTGCACTCTTCTCTCAACTGTTTCTTGTTCTTTACATAGATTGGGTCAGGTCCAATATGCTCGAACCAACCTAGTTTAAAAGAATGAACTGCTGCTGGTCTACTTACCAACACCTGATCTGCTGTTTTACCACACCTACATTTCGCTTTCTTCCTCCTGCTAATAGTGCTGTAAGACTCAAATCCGTGCTTACAAGCATCACATTTGTAATTATAGAGTGGCATGTTTGTAAACCCCGGTCAATAAAAATCATTGCACCTTCTGATTAATAGTTGGAGGGCTTACCCTTGGTTTGCTCCCACCAGGTCTACTAACCTGACTTACACTCTGTCCAATTAGATTGGCGAAATCCCCAGGTGTAACTGGCCTGTTAGGTATTCCACCTTCAGGTGCAGGAAGCATCTTCATCATATCATCAAACTGTACACCCTTTAACTCTTTCAATAAGTATTGTGTTAGTTTCATCGGGTCAATTAATGGGTTCTCCTTTAAAATCGTGTACAGTTGTATTGCCCTCTGCTCTCTTAAGGCCCTAGTTTCGGGAACTGTGCTATCAGGATCAACATTAATATTATAACGCCCTGTTTTTAGCAAGTCACCCCTAAACTGAACCCAGATCGGGATGCCACCCGGACCTAATACATCAATTACCTCCTCAGCTCCCCAGTTGTCAAAGATAACAGCGTGCATCCTCTCAATTATATCAACAGTTGTATCAGCCAATGAATCCCTTCTCTCATCAACCCTAATCTCGGTTGCAAGCCTAACAATAGTTGCCTCGGTTGCAGTCGTATCACCTCGCCCGCTGTTAAACTCACCCATCTGATTTCGACTAAATGCCATTGTCTCCCTGACATCGCTCATGACTTCCTCAGCTGCTTTAAACAGTTCTTGAGGAATTGTGCTTTGCTGTATTATCTTAACAGTTGTATTCGGGTCTCCCTTCACAAATGCAACAGCGCCGACATCCTCTGAGACTAATTTCTCAGCCTCCTCAACGTCCATCTTCTTCTCTTGCACTAACACTTTAACAAGTGTCAGCCGCCTATGCTTCATTATCTGCGTTCTGATCTCATTTAATTCAAGTTGATAAGGCTCAAGGATTTTGGAGTCTGGAACTCCCCACATTGCCTCATCATCCTCATTGAAGATTGTTGGGAAGTAAGGCAATCCTCCATAACGTTGGAACATATCATCTTCAAATAATAGTACCTTATCCTCAGTTCCTTTATCAGGTGAGAATACAAAGACCTTACCCGTCTTCCTATCTCTCACCTCATATAATCTAACAAGATTAACTGGCCTCTGAATGTTGCCAAAATATGTCTCTTCCCTTCTAGACGGCCTTAACTGAGAAGTATTTTCGAAGCGCGGATCATCCCTTACATCATTAATGTCTCTCTCAATATATTCAGCAGTCCACCTTGCATGTTCCCATGTCTCCAGGCCCGCCTGGACAGTGAAGTTATCAGGCCTAACCCTGCCTATCCACGGCATGTTGTTTTCAGCAAACTGATAGTACTCAACAGCGTGTCCCTGCTTTGATAGGGGTATCTCATCTAATTCATTAACGGTTGTAGGACTGTAGAAGCCACCAAAGCCTAGCTTAGGAACTCCTGTCCCAAACATGAAATTGTCCCTAACAATCCTCTTCATTGTCTGTTTAAACCTCATCCTCTTCATCAACTTATTATCAGTCCTCTCAATTATACGTGCGAAGGCGAGATTTAATAATCCTGCCTTTCCAGGTGTGATCGAGACAGCGGGGTTCCTGAAGTATATTCTTGGAACAGTTGTCCTCATCATTGTGAAGAACAGGTTAACCGGCATAATATTCTTAGACCAGTTACCTCGGTAATAATCACGCCACTTCGGCCACTCACTTTCGTAAGCGAACTTCTTTCTGAAATTATCCCCTGCTTTAATCTGTTCCAGCCACCACTGGGTGTCAGGGCGCTTCCTGATGTATCCTGAAAAAGGCATTACATCACCTTCCATTTCTTAAGTTGCTTCATATCAGCCTCAACTCTTTCTCCAATATCCCTTCTAAACTGTAATCCGTTAACCTCAATTCTATTAATTAGATCATAAGCCTTCTTCCTCGCCTTCTTAATATTTGACCCAGAACCTGCAACCTTCATCAGAACTCCATCTGATCCAGCCCACTTTGTTAAACCATTCTCTTTGTAAACATCAGTTAGATAAAAGTGTTCATAATCCTTTGGCAATCCAATAACAGGGAGACCTCTATCTTGTTTGTCTGCGTCAGCGTGAGGGTAAGGCGGCACTGTTAATCTAACAACAACAGCTTGATCTTTCAGGCGCAGCCTCATTTCAGTTTTGGACCCTGTTGCAACTGCTAACAACATTGCCCCTAATGGCTCTGTTAACAGTTCATGCAAGCCTTCAAAAGCATCATAACCAAACCGAGCTGTTAATTCAAGTCCAAAAATTCCATCCTCATTTACAATAGTATTTAAATCAACAGGCCCCTTGAAAGACGCAGCTTCCAAAAAGGGAGTCAGCTTCTTGAGTTCTTTGATAAGTAAGTATTTACTCCCACTTGCAGGAATAACGACATTCCCCATGCAACCAGTGTTAGGGCCAAGGTCCCCCTCCAAAAACCTTTTTTCTTCAAATGTGTGGTTGAAAGGCTCAATCCAGGTTTTGCCATTAAACCATCCTTCTGTTGAAACTTCAACCCCCTTGACAATTCTCTGAACGACAAGTTCCTGATCCCCTGTGTATTGGTCGAGTGCCCACTCATACGTATCAGGATCATAAGCGAGTATTGTTTTGCCAGTATCAATATTGCCACTAGGTTTTAGAACCCAGCCTGGTTTTCTCCAGGGCTTCATTAAATCCTTAGCGGCGTTTGGACTGTCGAACTCATGTGTTTCAGGTAACCTAATCCCTACCCTCCTTAACAGTTGCATCTGCCTCTGCCTGTCCAGCTCCATGCTGTCAGCAATAAGGGAGAAGCCGAGGTGAGGAACCTCGAACTTATCCAGAACAGTGGCGAATTTTCCAAACCCAACCATATCAGCAATTACGAAGTCGGCCCACTTTGCAGCGTGTGGTCTCCAACTCGTAACCCTCTCAATTATATTTAAAAGAGCAAACTCATAACTACTATCCTTAATGTAAAACCTAACATCGTGCCCTTCACTCAGCAATTTCTCAGCAATTCCCAACCCATCACCGTCTTTACTAACAAACAGTATTTTCATTTTAACCTACCCTTATTACTTGACTTTGGTTTGATTTAACTTCCATACAGGATGGCATTAACCAGAAGATTATCTTTCCATGCTGTATGATTGATTTTAATTCTATATCATAGGCTGTCCTATCTAACACCACCTCACAAGCCTTAACTGTTTCTACGGGCTTCCCCTCTAATATCCAACAAGTTGTTGGAATTGCTATCAGACAGACAGCCATTATAGGTATAAACACACGAACATTCGTTCAAATTTTGAACGCTCCTTTGTGTTGTGGAGAGATATGAGGCATTCCTTCTCCTCCACTTCCATGTTGTGGAGAGATTGGAGACCTACCTCTCCTCCCCTGCATCTCGTCGATTATGTTATCTAACAGGAATGGATCTTTGTAAGCCCCTCTAATCCTTTCTCTATCAGCATCAGGGGTTGCATATAAACCTGCTCTCTCAATTCCCATAACTGCACATGCGGACGCCATAACTCTATCATCCTTACACCCGTCTTGTGCAGCCATCTTACCATTCTCATGCTCAACAAACGTTGATAACTCATCTCTCAATGATGGACTGTGAATAGTAAAGTCAAGAGCAAGTGCTGTTCTCAACTTACCAATCATTATTGGCTTCGTTCTGGCAGTTGTTCTCAAACCTAATTTCATTAATGTCCTATCTTCATAGTCCCCTGAAGCTCTCATCATATCATACAACAAAATCTCATCATAATTAGTTCGTCTGATTGCATCAAGGGTAACAGGTCCATGATTGTTTGACTCAATAACAATATAAGCATTGTTGAAGATTTTAGCAATGTCAACAACCTTTTCTCCAAAGACATCAGGCTCTATCCTATTATGTGCATATTCTCCTACCTGCTGCATTGTGTCAAGGCAGAAAACCTCAGCAGCTGCATTATCTCTACCAACACCGCCTGATGGATCACCCCCTATAACATATGTGAAGCGAGGATTTGGGTGCCCTTCAAGAGTCCATAAATGGTTTCCTTGGTCCTTCCAATCTTTAGTCCCAACGTACCTAATCTTTCCAAATATACTGTCACCTGCTGCTTGAAAGCACTCATCCAGGGTAGTCGGATATTCCTGTTTAAACGCCCTCAAATCGTAATCCATCTCCTCAAGTTTAATCCTCCTCCACACAATCTGTTCAGCTGTTAAACCGTAATCCCTCGCTAGAAGGTCCTCCTCCCACTCCTTACTAAGGACGCTCATTACTCTTAGACTTTCCTCATCCGTTAGATTAACCTTATACTCATCGAAGTCAATCCAATTAAAGAAGTGACAGTGCCACTGACTAACGCCCTCATACGCTCTCAAAACTCTCCTATGATAATCGTTCCCAACTCCATTCCCCGTACTCTCTATTGCAATCTCACCACTCATTGGAACTGCCTGCAACAGACCACTTAAAAGACTTTTAGGATTAGGCCAATATGCATATTCAGAGCAGTGTAAATGTGAAATAGTATCACCGCGTCCAAACTTTCTAGAACCAGCTGTTCCAATATAGATCATTCCATTCGTCTTTGGAAATGTTATAACATTTATAGAGTCTCGTCCGACAACTGGGGCGGGCCCTCTTATATTATTAATGAAATAGTTACACCTTTTCAGCAATCGCTGGGTCGAGTCACCTTCATGAGATATGATAACAGCTTTTACATTTCTTTTACTCATACAGGCAGCAGTGTAGCGCGCCAGGAAATAAGTCGAGACGCCTTCCTGTCTAGCTTTAGGGATTAAATCTCTTCCAGTTAGGTCATTGTCAATTCGTCTCTGGGTGCTATTCAACAAGAAAGGAACATCTTCTCCCTCCTTATTATCGACCATGAACATACTTTCAATAACTAATGCTTCGGGTGTCATCTGTTCCTCCCATCCCTCACTAACTCTTCAATCCTGCTCAATGTATTAGTCACCGTATTATGCCTCTCCTCCGATCTAACCTCAAGGTTCCCTAACTTTTTATCAATGTCTTGAACTTTATCCTTAACTTCTTTAATGTCCTTCTTAAGCTCCCTAATATCCTTACTGTTCCCATCAACGCTAGACTCTACTTGAACAAACCTAATACTATTCTCCTCACCCTGATCTCTATAATCAGAGAACATTCCTCCACCGAATACTAGCACTGCAAGAGCTAGGCTGTATACAGCAACTGGAATATGATACTTCTTCATTAATCCATTAATGTGTACTGACACTACATCCTCCTTCTCGGCCTATACGTCGGCTTGTAAGAGCCCGATATAACAGCCGCCTCAATCGACCCAATCGCATTCCATGCGTCAGCGTCCCAGGCGGCCTGTACCCAGGCATCAGTTGCCCAACCAGGACCAATCGCTGCCACTTATCAAACCCCATCCCAAGGCGTGGCGTTGCCGTCACCGACAACTTCAGCATCATTGATGCTCTTTGTGTTAGCGTCTACTTCATTTGCTTTCGTGAACACGAACTTGTCAGTCACCACCTTGATCGCTGGCGTGTCGTCCTTCAGCAGCTTTCCAATAGACCCAGCTGTGACAATGGCTGATGTGAGTTGGTGCCAGATGGCGAGGATAGCCGCGGTTGTGAGTGCATAGCCGGTCTTTCCAATGTTCCAGTCGCCCTTGCCGTCGAGCGCATTGGCAGCGACCTTATCCGATGTGATAGCCGCGGTGGCGATCTGCGTGGCTCCAAGGGTGCCCACGGTGTTGTCCAAGTCCAACCCAGCCTCACCTGTCGCAGCTACGTCGAGCTTCCGGCCTGCCGTCGTCCATTTCGGTAATGGCGTCACGGAGCGCCTGCTTGCTCGGGTATGACCTGCCGTGACCAGACGGCTCCAACGGCAGCGGTGCAACGCCAGCCGTGTATTCGATCACAACCGCCCCGTCGCGACTGACGCGGATATGATCTATTCGGACGGTGCGCATTTCTTCCACCCGTTCCGGCGGGCCACCTTAATCAGTGCCCTTATCTCAGCTAAGGTTTCATCACGTCGTACTCAGCCCTACACTTGCCAAGTTTAACCTGCAGCTCGCCAATCTCTCCTTGTATAGAGTCACGGCGAGCATTTAACTCTCTCTCTCTCAAGTTCCGAAAACCCTCTCTCCGCTTCTGTAACCTTAGCCTTGTAAGTCTGTTTAAGTTTATTATTCTTACTCTCAACTTCATTCCTTGTACTATCTGCTAATTTGTTAAAACGTTCAATGTCACGCCTCGACTCCTTAATCCCCCTCCTAAGCTCATTTAGCGTCGCCTCAGCAGCAACAACTGTGTTAAGAGTAAATTCAAGAGCAGCAAATGCCTCGTAGTGTTGCTTCATCCTTTTTATATTCTTAAGCGCCACATTGTATTCCATAACTAAACCCCTTACTTAAGTTGGATGATACCTCTTCCAACAATTATAACGTCAACATCTGTTGCAGTTCCGCCAGACGTGCTAGGCCTGATGTAGCGGGGATTTTCGAGGATCACTTCCATACCGGCAACAGTAAACGACAGTGCATTGCCTTGAGCATCAGAGAGGGTGAACCAGTTAGTTTTATCATTTGATCCCTGGATTACAACTGTCACTGCACCAAATGTTCCAGTTATGGAGACAGTCTTATCAGAGAAAACCGGGCCGCCATGTAACTCTGATAGTGGCGCGCCAACATCAGCGTTTCCTAAAGCAATCCAGGAATACTGATGTACACCTCTCGCAAGTTTCCCGTCAGCTTTTATCGCTATCGTCGCCATTACTTCTATCCTCTAAGAGGTTGCCAGGGTCAGGATCAGGATTAATGTCGATGATCTTTGTATGGTCAGGTCGGGTGAGATCGTGAATTGTGTTAGCCTGTGTTTGTGCTATTGCTAATGCCCTTGCAATAACATCCTCAGCTGTCTCAGGCCCTCTTGTCTCATCGCTGTACTGACCTGTTGCTTTAAAGAATTTGTCAGCTGCTGCGAGCGCTGTCCTCTCACTATCACTTGTCAGTCCATTCCTAACAGCAGCAACAGCAAGTGGGGCGAGTGCCTCCAACTCAGCCTTACTCGCCTCATGAAATTCCTTAAGGAGCGATTGTGAAAGTGGGTCTCGTAAGACGCGGGAAACCGTTATCTCTGCCTTACCCAGCAAGGAGGCAACATCCCTATTAGACCACCCTCTCAAATGATGCACTATCATCATCTTGTGGATGGGCTTTAACTGTTTGAGTTTAAGCTCACCTGATGGGGTGCGAATGCCTAATGTCTTCTGCGTCTGGTATTCAGACGGATCATAGTCGCCAGGGAACGCAACATCATTCATTTATCTGTGTTCTCATTTGCAGACGCCGCATCTGCTTTGTAGATCACACCGTCAATGTCCTTACTATCAACGACATGCTCATCCAACAGGGCGTTAGCCTTCTTGTAGAGGGTCGCAACCCCACTGGAAACCCGGCCTGCCCAGATGTCTCTAACTGAAAATTCCTGTTTCATCTAACTATAATTGCATCATGAAATGGCAATGTCAACCGCCATGAGGCATGGCAAAATCCTCACCCGCGTTAGTGGGCTGCCATCCCTTTTTCAACGACAGCAATCTCTTTTCTGCTTACGCACTAGAGTCGGTTTTTCAGGTTTACCTGAGATGATGTCCAAGATGGGGGGAAGGGGG